GGCCAATTTGGCGTACTTTAGCTACAGTCTCATTGAAACGTAACGTTTGTCTGGTTTCATCTACTAGTATGATGCCACCTTTGCTAGTGTTCTTTTCTCGGCGTAACTGCACCAATACTCGGTCTCCAGCAACTTCAATTCCATGATCAATCTCAGGAAAACACTCTAGTTCTGATCTTGTATCTGGCTCGTCCCTACTACTTAAATCAAATGCCATCCGGCAATCTCCTATGACCTCTACAGGTCTTCGTCGTCCTCCGATAATATTAAATCAATAATCGCCAGGGAATCGGATAGGCCCTCGCGTTTACCTACAAGTCTTTGATAAGTGTCAAAGTTATGTACATTTATACCAGAAGCAATTGCCTCTGTTATTTCTTTTTCTGCGGTTTTAATTCTTTTCAGAATTTCGCTTAAAATATCTTTCATACTCATATTAATGCAAAGGACAGATAAAATCCGCCCCAAACATTAATAAAAGTTTCCGCCACCAATGTCGTTTAAGTTTTTATCTGGGCCAACTTTGCTGCTCTTAACTTTATTTTGGTTAAGAACTGCGTTATTTGCACGCTTAGAACCAGAATTGCCTTTATCAATGGTTTTTTCGCCGGGACCGCCAGCAAAGCCTGGGGTGCCAGTCATTTTATAGGTCTTGCGAAAGCCTAATTCGCCGCCGTCTTGTGGGTTTTTTGCCATGTTACTGTCCTTGTGTAGGAGTTGGTGATGTTGGTTGTAAATTTGATTGTTGTTGCTGTTGTTCTAATACTTGACTATGATCTTGTTGCGATTGTAATGCTTGATTCTGTGCTTGGAACGTTTGCTGTTGAACCTGTTGTTCATGTTGCTGTTGGGCTAATTCTGCATCACGTTGAGCTTGTGCTTGTTGAGCAACATCTTGTGCTTGTTGTTGGAAAACTTGCTGTTTTACTTGTAAGCCATGTTGTCTAATATCTTGTTCAGAAGCCATTGTAGCTTCTAACGCAGACATGTTTTGCTCGTGTTCTATTTGAGACTGCTGTTGGTCCATTTGTACACCAGCATTAATTAACGCAACACGCTCTTTTGCGGAATTATTGATATTTGCCATGGCAATATCAGTTGCGTTACGTTGGCTGTCAAGACTTGTTTGTGTTGAATATTTAGTTTGCAATTCAGCCACTTTTTGTTGTAATTCTGCAACTTTAAGTTGATAGTCTTGCTGTGTTTTTTGTAAATCAGATTGCATCTTAGCTTGGAACTCTTGAGCTTTACGTTCTGTTTCGGCCATAGATGTTTTTACAATTGCTGCAGAAGTTGGGTCATTCATTGCCAACTGTTGTTGCTGAGCTTGTTGAGCTTGTTGTACTTTTTGTGCTAACCCTTGGATTTGTTGTACATATCCGGCTAAATTAATTTTAGCGTCTTCGTCAACCATTTGTGAAGCTAATGCTAAAGCTTGTTGTGCTTCTAAATCCAATGGTTTTTCTTGGTGTAATTCAAGAACATCTTTACCGCCAGATGCTTGGGCCACGTAAGCGCGCATAGATTGCAAATAATGCAATGTTAAATGTTGTTTAATGTGTTCTAAAGCATGAGGTGCAAAAGCAGGACCAATAACAGGGTTGCCGCCATAAGCTGGGTTATTTGCATATTCTAAATGAACCTTAATGTGGGCGATATGATCTTGGTCTGGGTACGCAGCAGCTGGGCGCCCCATGGTCATGGATACGTTTTCTAAAGCTGGGTTAGATTCGTGCGCGCCTAATGGATTTGGCAATACTTCATCAATTGCGGGGATTTTCATTTGCCCAAGTACGCGACGATAAACTGCACGTAAATCAAACATTCCAGGGGGCGCAGACGCCGCCATTTGTAACAATGATTGGTTTTGTGCTAAACGTTGTGTTTCAGAAAAAATATTTGGATCTGATACTGGACGTACATCTGAATTATACGCAAAATCTCGAACTTTAATTTCTTGTCCGGACTGATTATCCATTTCATCTAAGTACCAATGGTTGATACGGGAGATGATTGCTAATGATTTAGCTTGTGAACGGTGTAAACGAGCATGAATTGAGGAAAATACTTTGGCACCTTGTTCAATTAACGCTTGCGCCGTTCCAACTGGCATATTGTTATTTGCATCGCCAATTTTTTCTTCAGCAGTTGTGACAACACCTTTAGCTGCGTCTGTTAACCAACCTAATAGGTTAAACAATACAGAAGATGGTTGGTTAAACGGCATTGGCATCGCAATTTTGCGAACATCATCAACACCCGGCGCACCTTCAATTTCTACAACTTGAGTTGGTTCAATTCTGTCACTTTGGCCACCAATTCGTCCACCTTTGAGCTTAAGAAGTGTCTGGCTGTTGTTGATATGAGCAGCGTCCAACAAAGCGCGTAAAGCGCCAGTAAGAGCAGCAGAGAGGCCACCAATAAGATGGGGGAGGCCAATAGCATAAGCACCGCGCCAAGGAATGAATTTGAACTCAACATACCAATCCATTTTTTCGAGTTTGTCATCACCTGATTCCCAGTTGCGATAAAGAGCTAATACTTTAGAAGTTGTCTCATCAATTGTTAAAATATACGGCGCACGACGTCCTTCTGTTTCTGCATCATCATCTAAACGTATAAAACATGTAATTTCATAAATGCGTCGTAAACCATCAATATTTTTAGAAGGTTCAGATTTACCTTCAATTTTATTGTTTGCTTTTTGTGATTGTGTTTGATCTGTTAACGGCGCATCTGAACTATATTCAGAATCAATATCACGATAAATACCAGCATCAATTCGTTGCAAGAAAATATCTTCAGTAATATCTTGAACTTCTGTTACACGAGATGCTGTATAAAAATTAGTTGATGAATATGGTAACAAAATATTGTCAATTGGTACCCATTCACATGTTGGTCGGCATTGTTCTGAATCATAACGCCATTTTAAAAACTGTGAACCTCCGAGAGGCAATTGGGTAAGAAGTTGTTCCATTTCATCTCTAAACTCAGGAACTTGTTCTGTAAGCTGCCAATTCATAAAAGAAACTTTGCGATCTGCTGTTTCTTCTTTAACTCGGTCTGCATCACCTTTAATATTGGATTTTACAATTCCATCGGGCGGCAGTAATTCTTTTGAGGAAGATGCAGCAAAATCAACGCATGCTTCTGCCATAACTGGGTGCACAACTTTAGACGCGCCATCAAATGTGGCTCCTCCGGGCGCATCTTTGCCAAGACCAGTTCTACGAAGACCTTCTTCATATTGTTTATCACGAAGTTCTCTAGCTTCTGTGTCTACATCAATATAATCTAAATATTCAACAGCTAAAGACTCAAGTACGCTTTCGTCAAATATTTCTGCTAAATTTGCGTAAAATTCTGGGTTTTGTTGTGGAGATTCTTTTTGTTTGAAATTAACTACTACGGAACCGTCTTCAAGCTCAATAACTTCCTGTTCCACTTCATCTGGGTCTAAACCTAATGCGTCTTCATAGGCTTCCATTTCAGCATCTTGTTTTTGTGCTTTATGCAAATCTTCTTCGCGATCAAGCGCCGGTAGGTTGCCGCCTGCTTGGAGTGGAATTTGTGGGGATTGGGCCATAGATTAGTTAAGTATTTGAATTTTACGACAACTAGTGTTGTCCTATTAATATTAATGCAATAAATTGGGTAAATCCGCCCTTATTGTGCATAAGGATTGACAAAACGCCTAGCTGAGTCTTCTGCGTAGTCATAATCCCTGGCCGGCAATGGATCTAATTGAATCCAGCCAGAATCTCTTAAAACCCGTAATGCTTGGGATAACGAGTCTACGTAGTCGTCGTGACCCCCGGCTTCTGGAAATGAACAAACTTGGCGAAGGAACCTTTTGGACCAATTTGCAAAGTCATCCTTTTGCTCTGGGTCCTCGGGGATATAAACTCGTCCTTTTGCCACAATTGGTGCTACAATATTTAAACGCTGTACTTTGTCCGCTCTTCCGGGATTATATCCTCGTACTGGCACACCAGAACCTTGAAGTTCTTGAATCAACGAAATACCAGCGGATTTATCTTCCATTAAAATCATATCGGCTTTTCGGCCTTTGCCAAATTCGTTATCCGCCCCATAAACAACTTCCTTAAAATCAGAAATAACTTTACGTCGAAGTTCTGGATAAGCTAAGTGTTGGTCCCAAGAATCTAAAAGAATTACAGCTGTTCCTGCATCTTGCTGTTCAAATACGCCCCATACCGTACAGGCAGTTGGGTCGTTCATAGTTTTTTCAGAGGTAGCTGGGTCGTATGAGGCAATAACGTATTCCAGGGTTGGAGTGGGTTTATTTGCGGGCCACATGCGAAATTGCTTACGTTTGATAATACCAGCTTGTTCTGGGTCAAGAATCTCACCGTAAATCTCTTGGCGACCAATATCGGTGCCATCGTAAGTCTCTAGCTGTTTAAAAAATGTTTCGGAGAGGTTTGCCCTATTGTCGTACGAGGACGCATTGGCAACATAGACGTCACCCCCGACTTTTCCCTCGTTAAGGTCGACGATAAGCTCTTTTGGCTTTGGGGTTGTTGTGATAATTTGCTGGACACGAGAAAGTCTTGGGTCTCGCAGACGGAGGGTAAACTGTACTCCATCGTATGCCTCATCAATATAGTCGAATGCACACAACTCGTCAAACCAGGCTCCATGGT